TGCCGTCAAAAAGAAGATCGAAGTCTGTGCTATGGTGGATGTTGATGAACATGTGGATATGCCTAATTTGTTGGCATGCCATTTTCAGCCATACTTGCTATATACCTTTGTTCCTAGTGTTGCTGCTAAGAGCGGGGGAGGAGATTATGCTTACCGTTTCCATGAGAATGGAGAGGTTGAGTATGTCGTTGCAGGTGGTGGCTGTTACCGCCATAAAGTCTGGGACTATGGACATGATTCTATCATGGTGTCTGGCTGGGAAATTGTGTGTGTTGGCATGCCCGTATGGGTACGCTACACTGCATTTTATAAGGTTGAACGACGTAATGTGGACGATGATCACCAGGTTGTTCTCTTGTCACCTCTTAAGAGGTGGTCGGAGATATTGCCCGGTGGCTTTGCCACTTTGGCGCGGAACCTAATTCAAGCACCGCTGTTGCAGCGACTTGATCCCGTAAAAGACGGTTTTGTTAGGATTGAGCGGATGACTGCTCGAGGGATGGAAGTGTCGGTGGCGAAAGTTGGAGATTTCTCCTGTGCTACCGTGCCGGTTGGTGTGAATGAAGAGATTCGCATAAAATCGGAGCTTAGCAAAGCGCTATCCGTCTCTATGGCGAAGTCCTCTATGGCTAATCATGGGTTAGAGATAACCCATGGTGCAGAGGTTTTGACGGCGTATCACCGGGTGGCAAGTAGCGTTGTCACTACTCGTAGTTTCGATACGAGTATAGGTGTGCGGTCCTACCAGTTCTTGCCTAAGTTGGCCAATCATGAACCCGACGCCAAGCCATCTATGTACTCTTTTATGAACCCTATTATCCAGGGTTTTGCACCAGCCATGTGTGCAGGAAATGATAAGAGAGGAGTAGAGAAGCGGGTGAAGGGAGTTCGAACCACCTCTAAGGTAACCCCTTTTCTCCAGACCAGGATTAAAATGTTTGTCAGCTTTATTGCTGGCCATGTTCTGGTTCCGGAGGATGAAGATGAAGTGTATCGCCGTCAGGCGAGACCTACCCAGCGTGCCATTTTGGAACGTGCTAACTACGAAAGTCATTCGGGTGTTGGCATGAATTTTATGAAAAGGCAGGCTGAGACGAATGTGTCTGATCCTCGCATTATTACCACGATTGATGGAGCTGATAAGAAGAATTATTCCGCGTATATGTACGCGCTTTCTGATTATCTTAAGCACCTCCCATGGTTTGCGAGTGGGCTGAAACCTGTTCAGGTTGCTGAACGTGTTGCAAGTGTCTGTGTTAATTCCAGACAGTTGCCGCATGCTAATAGGCAACTTTTGGAGACGGATTTTAGTCGCATGGATGGTAGGATTTCTGAGGTGCCTAGATATTTGGAGCAGGTTGTTATTCAACAACTGTTCCACCCATCGTTACATGTTCTATTGTTGAGCCTTATGGCTAAGCAGACATGGTTAACTTGTTCCACCAAGTTTGGAGAACATTACAACTCCGGGCTGGCCAGGGCTTCAGGTTCTCCTGAAACGTCGGTTTTTAATACGTTACTGACGGGTTTTGACATGTTTTTGTCTTACTACTTAATGAGTGGTGATGATGAATTAGCATGGGACGCTCTGATCACCCGAAGTGCTTGTTTGGGTGACGATGGGATTGCTGGTGGTATGCGAAAGGATGAGGCTGAGAGGGCAGCCTCTATGATTGGACAGAAGCTCACTGTAAAAGTAAGAGTGCCTGGACAGACCGTGTCATTCCTGGCCAGACATTACGGGCCTGATGTTTGGTACGGGGACATGGATTCTTGCTGCGATTTTCCGAGACAGTTGTCAAAGTTTCATCTTGCAACTTATGTACGGAATGATGCAGATTCCAGGCTTTTGAAATTACGTGAGAAAGCCTTCGCATATTTTCTCACGGACGAGCATACTCCAGTGCTCGGAACTTTTGTAAGAAGAGTGTTAACGCTAGCCCCAGTCCAACACGGAAAGGGTAGAGGCCACGAGTATACTAACGCATTGGGTATTTGGAATTCACAGTACCCAAAAGACGACCAGTATCCCAGTCTTGGATCTGGAAGAGGTTGGAAACTTGAGCTCCTTGAGAGCCAGTTACCAGACTTCGTTCCTAATTTGTTCGAAGACTGGGTCTCGGGTTGTAGTACAACCGACGAACTCATGGCTCCGCCACCTCCGGTGGAGATTGAAGCGAAACACCCTGGCGGACAAGAGGCCGTTGATGTCGATGGTGACATATTGCTCCCACCGGCAGCCTCCCCAGCGGTCACGCCTACTAAACGTGGCCGTCGAGGAGGTAAGCGAGCGAATAGAGTGAAAACGCCTTGTGCGTCGAAGTCTGACAACCCTCAGCGCGTTACACCGCGTAGATCGAGGAAACCACGCGATGCCAAAGTGTAATTTGACACCGCAATCGCCCTGATTCGAGGCGTGGAG